GGCCGCACACCCATGAGCCCTATGGGCATGTTCCTCCGGGCAGGTCTAACCAATAACGGCATCGACGTCCTGGATAATAATAAAGCGACGGACAAGGCAGTGTATATTGGCAACGCCCACGGCGTGAACTCTATCACTTTGGACTCACTGCTACCCATAGAGGAGTTCGACTTCGGAGGAGACACCTACATTGTATTCCCCCTCCTCAAGAGGAGCACCGCCGTCGGCACCTATACCCACCCCACCCTGGTGGGCTTTGGGTACTCGTCCGAGGGCATCCCCGCCGCTGGAGACCACGTTCGTCTCGGAAACGTATCCAGCGGGATACAGGGCTACGCATACAAGAAGACCACGTAATCCACGAACTTTAGGCAAGGACACCCCCCACAATGGCAACCATAATAAACCCTAGCGGGCTCGTGCCTGTCACGGCTTCCTTCACCACCCAGACGATCCCGGCCAATCGCCTGCCCACGGCGCGCGGGGCCACACAGCCTAACCTCGTGCACGCCCCCGGCGTGCACAATATCTCGGCAGGGCAACTGTCCCTTGGGACGCAGGGTGTAATCATTGGGGTCACGCGGCGCTCAGGTCCGTACTACAACCTCACCGTTACCTTCACTCACTCCGGAGGCATTGCGGACACAGGGTTCGGTGGGATATTCTTCGGACGGATCTATGCCTTGCCGTCCAAAACGGACGTGGGGAAGATCCTCTCCGATTTCGAGAGTACCTTCGATGTACATAACGCGATTGTGGACCCCGCCGCAACAGGGCACTCAAACAGCCTTGTGGACATGCTGGTTACTGGGGACACCGCGGGCGTCGCGACCCGGTTCACCCGCGGTGGCCTGGACATAGAAAACATCGCTGGGTTCCCCGTCAAGCTGAACGCGAACCACACCATAAACTTCACGTACCGCATATCCGGCACAGGCAAGAACAAGTTTGAGACGCTTTTCACTCCCACGCCCGCAAACATTGTCCCAACCACTACGCATACCCTAGTGGGCGAGAGAGCCTTGGTGTTCCCCTTCGTCCCTCAGAACCCAGTCACAGAAGCACTGGAATTCAAGACGAGCCTCCTGCAGTCCAGAGACGGCACGGAGACTCGGATTGCAGAGAGAGCTAATCCTCGCCAATCCTTCAAAATGACCTACCTGATAGACCAGCAGGATCCCAAGATGTACCAAGTGGCCCAGTCCAACCTGATAGGTTTGCCTGGCATAACTGTGGGCGTCGGTATGTGGCAGCAGACTTCCCGCCTGTCGCAGGCAGTGGCTCCCGGAGAGCAGACGATATTCCTTGACACCACCAGTCGAGACTTCCGCCCCGGCGGCTTCGCCATGATATGGAACGAATGGAATCAAAACGAGCCTGTGGCCATAACTTCAGTCACGGACACCTCTATTACTCTAAACTCCCCGACCCTAGGCACGTGGGCCCCGGGCACTTGGGTAGTTCCGCTCCGACCCTGCATCGCGAAGGACAACCCTTCTACCTCCCTGACGACCTCTCGTGTAGCAAAGACCTCCGTCGAGTGGCTCGACCAGACGGCCTACAGTGGCCTGGAGGAGAACGAACTGTACCTCACTAGCTACCTGGGCAAGCCCGTCCTAGATGACGACATGCTTATAGACAAGGAGTACGAGTCCAATCTGGTTAGTGGCATGGCCGTGATCGATGGCAGTACAGGCGTGCGGACCTATGTGACGAACAAGCCCACCCGACCCTCCGGCATCAAAATGTGGGATGTCAGTACCTTGCAAGACTCCATTGCGGTGCGTAAGTTCCTCGTGTGGTGTAAGGGGCGACAGAAGTCCTTCTGGGTTCCCACTCACACTCAGGACCTTACCGTAACCCCGGGGCAGACCCTCGACGTTAACTCCACAAACCTCCTACTTGAGGCCACGGGGTACTCCGAGAAAATACAGGCCAAAGCGCCCTACAACCACATTGTTGTAAAGTACAAGGACGGCGAGATCATATACTGCGAGGTGATTGACCATTCCCATGACACGGACACGGACACGGACACCATTGTTACGTCTCCCGCCGTCGCGACCCAATTGCGAAACAGTGATGACATTGAAGAGATAAGCTTCCTGATCCTGTCCAGACTTGATAGTGACAAGTTCAACACCAAGCACACTGGCCAAGGCCGTGCCCGCACTTCCGGGCCCCTGATTGGAGTTAAGCAATGACTTATATTTCCCAAGAAATATCCACCGAGCAGGGGCAGCCCATAGAGCTGTACATGTTCAGTCAGAGAGGCGGCGCCAATATCATCACGTACACCTCCGCAGATACGGAGATCACGTATGATGGCAGGTTGTACATTCCGGTGTCCATAAAACGCTCCTCTCCCAAGCTAAGCCAAAAGGCCTCCAGTGGGTCCCTCACTATAACCATGCCCCGGAGTGATCCGTTCGTCCAGAGGTACCTCCAGGGGCAGCCTCCACTGCCGGACACCGTGCAGATCTTCCGGGCCCATACCACCGACGGCATTGACCCGGAGTTCATTACGTTCTTTGATGGCGACGTGGCTATCGTGAAGTTCAAGGAGGACAAGGCGGAGTGTACCCTGACCACCCTGTCGAGCCGCTTGACCTCTTCTATACCCAAGCGGACCTACTCCTGGGCCTGCAACCACATTCTGTATGATGCACAGTGCCAAGTGGGACGAGAGACCTACCGCACCGACGCGATTGTAACTGACATTGACGATGGGGGGCTCGCAGCCGCTATCGCGGATCACCCTGACTGGTCTGGCCCGAGCCTATCAGCCAGGGTCGCCCTCGACGGCACCTTCTTTGGTGGCGGAATGGCAATCTGGCAGGACCCGAGAGGCGTACAGAGCCGGACTATACTGGGACATGACACAGTAAATAACATCTTATTCTTCCAAGTAGCCTTTGACACCCTGGCCCCCACCACCCGGCTGCAGCTGTATGCTGGCTGCCTCCATTCACCTCAGGGGTGTGTGGAGCGAGTTAATAACATCGAGCACTATGGGGGGTTCCCTTTCGTCCCCTCCACCAACCCTTTCGCGGAAGGCCTTCTGATCGACGTGAACTGGCAGCCCTGGGGATAAATCCCCACCAGCACTGCCCCTCCCCTAAAACCCCCCTGGTACTCTACCAGTAGGAGAAATACAATGGTCGCATCCATTATCGTATCAGTTATTATAACTGCACTGATGACTGTCCTTTCCGCCCTCCTGGCACCCGACCCGGGAATTGAGGACCAAAAGCTTGGGGACGCGGACGAGTTCCTGTCCCCCACCAACATCGAGACTCGTGTAATCCCGATCAACTTCGGGACCAATATCCTGACGGGACCCAACGTCATCTGGTACGGGAACTTGCGCGCCAACCCCATTCGGCAGGACGTAGGGTCCTGGATCTCTTCGGACTGGGTCGTCGTGGGGTATGAGTACTACGCATCTTTCGACTTGGCTCTGTGTAAGGGCCCCATAGATGGCGTCAGTCAGATACGCGCCGATGATAAGCCCTTCATCCAGGGAGGCCATACGGCCTCCGGGTACGCCCAGGACGTCGTCAACACCAAGGGCTTCCTGAACCCTGGCACTGGCGCAAGTACCTGGGTGAATGTCAATGCAAGGAACATCTTTGGTGGCCACAAGCATGGCGGCGGCCTTGTGGGCAGCCTTCGGATATACTGGGGAGAGCTAAACCAGGAGAGATCGGCGCATCTCTATGACAACACCGAAGTGCCTCAATACCTGCCCAGCTATTCTGGCCTCGCGCACATCGTGTGGCAAGGCGGATACATTGGCGAGAGGCAGCGTGCGGGAGACTGGGACGTACGCGTCCATTCCTACCCCAACCCTCTCAACTTGGCACAGGGCAAAGAGCGCATCATCGTAGACAACCTCATCGTCGCGGGAGCCTCGGGGCATGGAGACGCCAACCCTGTAAACTGTCTGTACGAGATCCTAACAAACTCGGACTATGGCCTCGGCCTCACCGAGGACCTTGTAGACCTACCATCCTTCCAGTACGCAGCTGAGCTGTGCTTCCAA